GAAACTGTGCAAAAATAAACCAGCAGTCAATACTATGACTCCCGGTCGATTGTGTACCCGGCAAGGTGCGCTAAAATTGTTATCGAACCGTGCGCGTCAGAACTGATTTGTGATTACGCAGCGATGATTTCATTGACTTCACCGTGTCAGTGATGACCAGCCGCTCATAATCACTGCAATCTGTCAGCAGCATCGTTATCTCCTGACTGGCAGCCAAGGCAGAGCCGGTGAGCTGCTCGGCGAGGAGAATATCCGCCGGGGTGTCCAGCGCGTTTGCAATTTGCACAAAGGTGTCGAGACTCATGCTCTTTTTCCCGTTTTCTATGTAGCTGACATAGGTGGGCGATTTATCTATCAGCTCCGAAAAATCCAACTGGGATATGTGGTTCCGCTTTCTGATGATCATGATCCGATGCCCAATGGCGCGATAGTTTAGACTCATAATAAGAACCTCCAAAATAAAAATATCGGTTCTATTATAATGTCAAGGCTATATAATAGCCCTCACTTTATATCAATTTAGCCCGCAGTTGATATAATTCAGTTTATAAAATAGCCTGCGGATTAAGTCGAGGAGGTGGGTCGATGGCAGGGCGTGATACCGCGGAGAGTCAGGCAATTGGCTCACGGATCAGAGAGACGCGGATTAAAAACGGTATGAGCCAGGCAGATCTGGCAGTGAAGGCAAATATTTCTTTACCGCATATCAGCGACATAGAGCGTGGGAAAAGCAATATGATGCTCACCTCGTTTATGCGGATTGCCGAGGCCCTGCAGGTGTCCGCAGATTCATTACTCCGGCCGAATGTGCCGGGGGTAACAAACCTTTATGAGAGCGAGTTTTCGGAGATCCTCAATGACTGTACTCCATCGCAGATGGATTCCATCTTGAAAATCGTTCGGGAACTGAAGCAGACCATGTGTAAAAAAGAAGAAGAATAACATCTATCAAAGCGGGTTGGAGTGATCCAATCCGTTTTTTTATTTCAAATCTAAACCAGAGGTCAACATCTTGACTTCTGGTTTATTTCTTTCTTAGCCTCCAGTTTATATAATTTTCAAGAAAACACTATGTTCCGGAGGGATTCTATGTCTGATCTGATAAAACGAGCCGATGACGCTGATCTCGAAGTCATGCCGTCTTTTGACTTCGTATTCGAAAAAGAGGCCGAGCAGCAGACGCAAATCGCAGAGCATCGTGCATGGCTTAAGAGCATTAAGCATGAACGCCCCCTGCCGAAGCATCACTTCAAGGTTGCGGTCTATATCCGCTATTTTAACCAGACAAAACACGAGGACTACCTCGCGTTTCACAAACAGCAGTTTCTGGATACCATCGGTCTCTGCCCTAACTGGGAGTTTGTCGGTTTCTATGTGGATGAGGGTGGAACCGCGCCGAACATGGAAACAGCCGAGGAATGGTCGAGGCTCCTTCAGGACTGTTACGAGGGGAAAGTCGACCTCATTATTACCCAAAAGGCAAGCAATGTTTCCAAGAAGCAAACGGAACTCAGTTTCTGCGCGAGGATACTCGCCTCGCTTAAGAAACCCGTTGGCATCTACTTTATTTCTGAGGACATCTACACTCTGGCTTCATACTATCAGGAGGATTTGAAAGACCCGTTTTTTCTCCCTGTCCCTGATTGGCAACTGCTGCCCGACGATGCTCTCGATATGAGAGGTTTACTCAATGATTGATCAGAGCAAAAAGCAGAAATTGGCGGAGCAAAAGGCGCGTGTCCACAGAAGGGTTTATGCCGAGGTTGATCCGAACAACTACGAGTTTATACCGGCTAAGAAGCAGATTGATTACTATGACAATGATGTTCCGCAGCGCGTCGCCGTGTATGCCCGTGTTTCGACAGATAACATCCAGCAGACCTCGTCCTACGAACTGCAAAAGAAGTATTATGAAGAGTTTGTCGTCCATCATCCAAACTGGACGCTGGTGAAAATCTACGCAGATGAAGGGATAAGCGGGACTTCGCTGGCACACAGGGACGAGTTCAACAGGATGATTTCCGACTGTCGCGCTGGGAAGATTGACATGATCATAACCAAGAGCGTTTCCAGATTTGCCCGAAATGTCGTTGACTGTATCAGCATGGTGCGAACGCTGGCCGAGCTCACACACCCGGTCGGCGTATTCTTTGAGAGCGAGTGCATTTTCTCCCTGAAGGATGACTCTCAGATGGCACTGTCCTTTCAGGCGACCATGGCGCAGGAGGAGTCGCACATCCGAAGCCGCAGCATGGAGACCTCGCTTCGTATGCGGCTCGACGGCGGACTTCCATTGACGCCGAAGCTTCTGGGGTATTCCCATGATGCAGACGGAAAACTGGTCATTAACCCAGATGAGCAGTCAACGGTAAAGCTCATCTTTTTCATGTATCTCTATGGTTACTCAACTACGGAAATCGCGGAGGCTCTGACTGAGCTGGGGCGAAAAACCTATCTTGGAAATGTTACTTGGACTTCCAACTCGATTGTTCAGGTACTTCGCAATGAAAGGCATTGCGGAGAGGTTCTGACAAGAAAGACTTTCACTCCGAACTACCTGAATCACAAGTCAAGGAAAAACAAAGGCGACAGGCCGCAGAGTGTCTATCGAAACCATCACGAAGCCATCGTATCAAGGGATGATTACATAGCTGTCCAGCACCTGTTGAATAACGCGAAATACGGAAGTAAGTCTATACTCCCCGAACTCCGGGTAATTGACAGCGGCCTTTTGCGAGGCTATGTCACGATCAATCCCCGTTGGGCTGGCTTCAAGGCGCCGGATTACTTTCAGGCTGCCGCCAGCCTGAAACCTTCCGATGGCGCGGAAGATACCGAGGGCTATATCGAGGAAGAGCCGGAAATCCATGTTGCCGTGGAGGCCGGCGACTTTGATATGCGCGGGTTTGAAATCACCCGCTCCGAGTTCTTTGATTCCCACCGCCGTCCGTATGCGGTTTTCCAAGATAAGCAGATTAAGTTCAGCACTGATTGCGTCAGGAAGCTTGGCAAAAACAATATGGTAGAGTTTCTTGTGAACCCGCGAGAGATGAAGTTCGCCGTCAGAACTGCAGCCAAGGACAGCCGCCACGCTGTGGCCTGCTCGCGGGTGTCAAATGGGATTTACTATCCCAAGACCATTTCCTGTGCGGCATATATGGACACGCTGTATCAGATATTTGGATGGAACTCAGATTTCAAATATCGTGTTACTGGGACTCTCTTTCAAAAGGAAAATGAGGCCGTCTATTTGTTTAATATGAACGATGCCGAAGTCTTTATCAAGCCCTACCTGATGGCAGGCGCAGCAGAGTCCGATGCTCCAAAAGATGAAATCAAGCCTCTCTCGGTATCCGGAACAAGGGTGCGGGCTGTGCCGCGGGAATGGATGAGTTCTTTTGGAAACCAATACTACCTGCATCAGCACATTTTTCCGCCCGTCGAGTCGCAGAGCGAAAACGATTGGAAGATACGCTTGGAGGGTCAGTTATTCGAAACAGGCGAAAAAATCCATGTTACGGGATTTGACGAACTCAAGTGCTTCATCACACAGGAACTGAGCAGAGGTGAATTGGAGGAGAAAACAAATGAATGATTTGAACAATGGACAGACGCAGGGGGTTCTTTCGGATATGCTGCAGCATCTTCAGGAGGCAACCCCCGACAGCGACACGGCCTTCACCCTGCGAGAAGACGAGCAGTCCCCCAACTCGACTCCCGTTGACGGTGATGTGATTGAGCTGGGCGGCGAGTTCGATTATGAGGGCTATCAGGTGGTTCGCCGCGAGTTCTTCGCGCATACCAACGAGCCGTCCATCACCTTCAATAATTTCAAGGTGTATGTCAATGCCGCGTGCTTGAGCAGGTTCCCATCTGTGGACTATGTGCAGGTGCTGGTCAACAGTGACAGCAAGATCCTTGCTATCCGTCCGTGCAGAGAGGAGGAACGTGACGCCTTTTCGTGGTGCGTCCCCGGCTCGACCAGGAGAAAGCCACGGCAGATCACCTGCCGTCTGTTCTTTGTGAAGGTGTTTTCCCTCATGGACTGGAACACGGATTACCGATACAAGCTGCTTGGGAAGGTTATCCACGCAAACGATGAATACCTTATCGCCTTTGACCTGTCGGCTACCGAGGTATACCAGCGCGTGTTCAAGGATGGCGAGAAACCCAAGACCTCCCGCACTCCCGTCTTTCCGGAAGGCTGGCAGAACCAGTTCGGATTGCCTTTTAAGGAACATCGCAACTCAATGCAGGTCAATATCTTTGAGGGGTACGCCGTCTATGGCATTAAGGAAAACAGCGTGACTACAACTGCGGAAACCGAGGGCGCGACATCTGATGCACACCCGGTTGAAGCGGCAAATAACAATGCGCCGGGAGGTTCTGATGTATGAGCAGCAAGACAGAAATGGTTGCGAACCTCACCCTTGATATGAAAAGGAATCGGATTCGAATATATAGGGCGACGCTACGCGCGCTCGGAGATCCGGCGTATATCCAGTTTCTGATCAATCCGGAGGAACTTTATATTGCGATCCTCGGTTCTGAGATTCCGCTGTCCGGTGGAACTGCAAACAGGGTCAAGATACCGAACTCGCGTCTGGATGGCAAGCTGTCTGTCGAGTTCTACAGCGCCGCGCTGCTCGACGGCATATATAGCATCTTCGGCGTGTTGGACCGTGAATATAACTACCGCCTTACAGGTGAGATTGACCAGGTGAATCGGGTGGCTTATTTTTCTTTGCGTACACTGAAGCGAATCGAGCGGAGGAAACTCAATGATGGACAAGGGGTATAGAGAGCTTTGCATTGACGCTGAGTTTAAAACATTGATAAGGCCGCTGCGCCGCGATGAGTATGCCCAGCTTGAGGCGAACCTCGTTCTGGATGGATGCCGTGACCCGATCATAGTATGGAATGATGTCCTTGTCGATGGGCACAACCGCTACGAGATTTGCAATCGGCTTCATATCCCGTATGCGGTTCAGGAGATCGAGTTCGACAGTCGAGAGGACGCCATCGTCTGGATATGCAATAATCAGCTCGGCCGCCGAAACATTACGGAGGAAACCCGCAAGTATCTGATTGGCCGGCAATATGAAGCAGAGAAGGTCGTCGGCTTTCGCAGAAACACGGATGGGCATAACCAGTACACGAGAGCAGACGATTATGACGAGATAGACGAGCCCAGTGATATGAGCGGCAAGGAACGCAGGGAAAGCGGCCGGCGTACCGCAAACCGGCTCGGCACAAAATATCACGTTTCCTCGGGAGCTGTACAGAAATACGGGAAATACAGCGCCGCACTGGACACGATTGCAGATAAAGCGCCGGAACTGGTTCCACAGATCTTGTCCGGCAATTACAAGATTTCACACGACAATGTCGTTGCGCTGTCAATGATGGAGGCTGAGGAAGTGCGGAAGCTGAGTCAGAAAGTCGGGCATGGGGCGGCGCCATTCATTCGATACAGCGAGTCGCGGAAGGATTTCACCGATGAACCGGCGCAAAAGCCGGGGCCGAAGCCTCCAGAATTACCCGTAATAAAGACGATGCCCACATTTGATCCTGATGCAGAGGTCACCGGGCTGACTCTCACGATCCCCTCGTGGACGAGCTCTATTGATCGAACAAAAGCCGCTGCGGACTTGCGTACCGTTTCGCCGTCAGCGAAGAGACGGCTTGAAGATGCCTTGCTGTCGCTGCAGAGCAAAGCGCAGGACATGATCCGCGCGATAAAGGAGGACTCCTGATGCCCGATTATAGTATGTTCGTCCCCCATGTTCATTTTGAACTGATCCCAATAAAGAACTTGGTTTCTAATCAGGAGTACCAGCGGAACCTGTCATGGCGTCATGTGCAGAACGCCGCAGAACACTTCGATTTGTACCAGATCAATCCGGTCAAGGTTAGCTGCCGGGAGGGTTCAAATTATGTCTTTAACGGCCAGCATACCATAGAGATCGTGGCGCTCGTTTCGGGGTCACGGGATACGCCGGTCTGGTGCATGATATACGACGATTTGAATTATGAGAACGAAGCGTTTGTCTTTGCCAATCAAATGAAGTTCGTAAAGCCGCTGAAACCCTACGAGGTGTTCATGGCCAACATTGAGGCTGGGAGCGACAAGCAGCTCATCATCAGGGATTTGGTAGAATCGTATTCTCTATCCATCGGGCAGGTAAAAGGCTACGGTGTGATTTGTGCCGTATCCGCGCTGGAAGGGATCTACGATAAGTTTGGCTACCATGTATTAGACCGTACCCTGCGTCTGTGCGCGGGGACGTGGGAGGGAGATATGAATTCGCTGTGCGCCAACTTCCTGAACGGTGTCGCAAGGCTTGTGAATACCTACGGGGACAAGCTAAAGGACGAGCTTTTCAAGGAGCGAGTCGGCGCTACCTCGGTCAAACAGCTCACCCGCAACGCAAAAGAACGGCGTCCGGGTTCCCTCGGATTTGCAGAGGCCATGCTTGTTGCATATAACAGGAAATGTAAATATCCTCTGGTTTGGAATAAACTCTATGAGAAAAATCTCGGCACGAGCGACGCGCTGGATGTCGATGTCGATCTGCCAGATGATGAAGTGGACGAAGCGGAAACCGTGGAAGAATAAAAACTGGGTTCCCCTCAAACTCCGTGGGAAACCCAGTTTGCAGTCTTTATTGTTCAGAGCTTTAGCGAGAATGCCGGTCGCATATATTCAACAGCACCTCGGCTCAGTCCAAATCTATCTGCGACCCTTTCCCAGCTCTCCTGCACCGTTGTGACGATGTCTGATGCGGCTTTCTCCGCTTCTGCCTTTGTCAGTCCGAAATATTCGGAAACCTCCATCGCCAGATCCAGATCGATGCTGTTGTCCAGCTCGGTCACATTGAGCGAGAGTCGGTCGCCGGATGGGATCGGGTTCACATCAAAGAGCGGAGAGAGTTTCCAGCCGGACGGCGTCAGGAGGAAACCGTGGTTGCGAAGATGGTCATCCGTGTTGGACACCGCCATATTGAATACGATTCGCTTCCAAAGCTCCTTGAGATCACGCTTTGGTTCCGCACCGTTTGCGCGGATAAAGGCGGCTATATCAAGATAGCTCGTTCCGTCCGCGCCGGAAGCGCCGTCAGTTTTGCCCAGCAGCGTCATGGCGGAGGCGAAATGAATGCGCCGTTTACCATCGCGGTCAAAGCGCTTTACCAGAAAGGTGCTGCCATTTTTTGAAAAGGTTTCGAGCTTTGACTCCGGCGCATCCAATGTGCAGCGCCGTGCCAGCTCATGGACGACTTTTTCCCATGCACCGGTGTTGCTCTCATCGTGCTTGGATGGAAACTTGGCTATCCAGAGTGAGCCATCGGTTGCCTGGACGGTCGCTTTCGGTCTGGCTCCTCCCAGAGAGGAGCCGGGAGCCAGGAGCTCTTTCAGCCAGCGCTCGTCGAGTCCGCTGTCGTCATTCTCAAATGCGATGGAGGCGTTCTCCAGCGTCCGCAAGTTGATCCACGGAGGCGTGGCGTAGACTTTCTCGTTTGAAACAAATTCTCCGCCCTCCTCCAAGCTGAATCGAAGAGCGCCCATACGGGATTCGTCATATACGCCGAGCAGGAAATCGCTATCCGTCAGCTTGCGGGGTTTGCGATCCTCTTTTCGCGCTTCGATGGCCTCTTTTCGCGTCATGAGGAGCCGACCCCAGCGATCAGGACAAGAGTCCGCGAACAGTCCAAACAGCTTCTTATCCAACGGAGCATACTGCCGCCCCTTGTAGAGCGAGAGATCCGGGTCAAGAGGGTATGCGCTCTCGAAGGAACTCAGCCATTCCGGGGTGTATTCAAACGAGAAGCTCTCAACCCCTCTTACAAACGAGGCGCGCAAGATCCCTACCAGCGACGGGGCTGCGGCGCGCCAGTTCTCATATACATATATCGTTTTTTCGGCCTGAGCCATACTAATCACCTTTCTTTGGCGCCCGTTTCCTCGTTGGCAGTTCAAGGTCTTGCAGCTTCCGTCCAAACTCGTCGTCTTTGGCGATCAGGAGCAGGTCTGCGTCCAGATTGTTCAGCGCGTGAAGGACAGCAGCATAGGAGCCTATTGCAACGGTTGAAGAGCCCTTTTCTATTGAGTTTAGCGTCTGCCTGCTGATTCCTGCCCGTTCCGCAACGAGCTCGGAGGTCAGCTTTCTCCGGAGCCGCGCCAGCCTGATCTGCTCACCCATCCGCTCGAGTATCTCTCGGGTTCCGGGCATGATAACCGCCGATTTCTTGCTCATTCGATCACCGCCGTTCCTGTAATGTCTAATATAATATACAAATATAGCGATATTGTCAAGTGTATAGGCTGTTATATTACTCGGCAGTGATGTTTTCTTCTACGATATAGCCGCCCCCGAATATGATATCCAGCTTTCCGCTTGGGTAGACCTTGATGCATTCAATCATTTGGCGGACAATGGAGTCGTCATATTGAAATCCGCTTTGCTCCCGTTCGGAGATGACTCGCTGAATCTGGTCGAGGCGGTCATTGGGAGAATTGTCCGAGCTGGCAAGCTCCTGTATGGCGTTGATTCTGTTCTTGAGGAGCGCAATCGTATCCGAGATTTGTTTGAACTCATCCTCGCGGCTTTCGATGTCGTTTCCGGTCTGAACGCTTTCATTGATCAATTCAAGCATTTTTCGGTTCAGCGCATCGACTTTGCGCTGGAGCAGGTCGACTTCGTCGGAGCATCCGTTCAAGCCGATTGCCTCGCCGATGGTTGCTTTCATAAGCGCCATGTAGGTGGGTCTGTCCTCCTCGTTAAATCTGTTGAGCGCTCGCATGATGGCGTTTTGGAGTGCTTTCTCATCGATGGTGGCGGATTCCTTACAGTACTTCTTTCCGTAGTCGAGACGGTTTATGCACCGCCAGACGACCCTTTTTTGCTTATAGGCAGTCCATGTGACTCTCTTATAGCGGCTGCCGCACTCCCCACAGATTAGCACATCCGTCAGGGCAAATCGAGAGTATTTTCCTGTCGAAGTGATCGAGGATTTTGTGGACTTCGGCGCTACTGTTTTTCTCCTGATGAGTTCTTCCTGAACCTTGTGAAAGGTATCGCGGCTGATAATTGCCGGATGGCTGTTCTGTACATAGTACATGGGAGCCTCGCCCGTGTTCTTGCGCCTTGTCTTAGATATGCAGTCGACGGTCACGGTCTTCTGGAGAATTGAGTCGCCGCAGTATTTTTCGTTTGCAAGGACATTGGCTATCATGGAGCTGCTGAAGGATAAATTCTTACCGGGGATTTCGGTGTGTTCAGCTTTTAGGACAGCCGAGATGCGGGGAGGCGTTTCGCCGGCAAGGTACATATTGAAGATTCGCATAACGATTGCAGCTTCGTCCGGAACTACCTCCGGCATTCCATCCTCGCCTTTCCGATATCCGAGGAGCTTCTTGTACATAAAGATTGAATTGCCATCCTCAAATTTTTTGCGATAGCTCCATGTGATGTTTTTGCTCATGCTTTCGGATTCGGACTGAGCGAAACCGGCGTATATGACGAGGTAGAGTTCGCTGTCAATCTTGAGCGTGTCAATGTTCTGCTCCTCAAAAAGCACCCCGATGCCTCTGGATTTCAGGATTCGTACATGATCCAGACAGTCCACCGTGTTTCTGGCGAAGCGAGAGACGGACTTGGTGATGATGTAGTCGATTTTTCCGGAGAGGCAGTCGTTAATCATCTTTTTGAACTCAGGCCGTTTATCGGCACGAGTTCCAGAAATGCCCTCATCGGCATAAAGCCCCGCAAATTCCCAGTCTGTCCTTGCGGCGATCATCTCCGTATAGACCTTCTTTTGCGTGGTGTAGGAAGTGAGCTGTTCCTCGCTGTCCGTGGAGACTCGGCAATAAGCCGCCACGCGCTGCTGTCGGTACTTTTCCTTATCTACGATCAGGGAACGCTTCGGCTCAATGACCGTGATTGTCTTTTTCGGTATCTTGGTTACTTGCATTGTCATCATCTCCGATTTCCGTGTCCGTCTTGGTATGAAGGGTGATCCTGCCTCCGTCGTCAAGGGATATGTAGCTGACGAGATCGGTGAAGTAGCTTTCGCTGAACTCCTCCTGCGGCGTCATCATCTCAGCGCGTTTTCTGGCGATAGAGGCAGCGATGTTAATTCTGGTTTCGCTTTCTCGGTAGAGCTGACTCGCCATTTCCGCAGTTTTGGCAATTATGAGTTCTTCATTTGGATTGTCTCTCTCAAGCTCGAGGCTGATTTCGTTATTCAGCTTCAAGACAGCCGGAGACATCTCAGGCCGCTTTTTGCGCCGCGGAATCAGGAGCCTTGTGTTGTTGATGATTCGATTCATCAGCACATTGACCTTCTCGAGAAGCTGTGTATCTCCGATGCGAACCTTGATTCCACACTCATCATTCGTACACATCCAACTTTCCCTGATGCGGTGCTTTGTGCTGACGCGCCGTTTCATGGGTGCGCCGCACTGTTGGCAGCGAATATAATCCCGCAGGAGGTTGATTGCTGCGGTATCTTTCTCAAATGTATTGCGCTGTCTGGCGGTTTTCAGGCTGATCGCCGTTTCGTAGAGTGCTTCATCAATAATGGGGTCATATTCATCATCGCCGGTGTATTTGGCATTGTCGATGATTCTGGCGATACGCGCTTTATCCCATGTGTCTGTGCGCTCGCTATAGGGTATCTTTCGACCGGTCAATTCCTCGGCAATGGCTTTCAGCGATGCGCCGCTGATGTAGGCATCGAATATTTCCCGAATAACATCGGCTTCACCATGTTCGATGACCGTCCTGCCGTTTCGGATCGTATAGCCATATGGGATGTAGCGTATTTTTTTCATGTCGAGATTCTCCTGTTTCAGATCAACTCTGTGAATCTGAGGCCGCCGATCACTGTAAGCGTCATTTCATCGTTATGGTCGATTGAGATCGCCTTTACGACCTCAGTAAACAGCTTTTCGTCAAAGCGTTCGAGCGGATCTTCCAGCTCTTCCAGTATGGTTTTCAGGTGCTTCACATCGTCGAGCATTTGGATGATATGGGAGTCCAGCTCCGTCTGGCGCTCTTTTTTCAACTTGGCAAGCTGGTTGTTGATATCTCGGGACTGGGTTTGATGCACTTCGGGAGCGAGGTAACCTTTGGCGCGGAGCTGTTCGAGCATGAGAAGCTTTGCGTTCAACTCGGCTATGCTCTGGCTCATCTCTCGTGCGGCGGTGTTGTTTTTCTTATATAGCAGGACGGCCGACTCAAGCCGGGATATGACCTGCCCGAGTATATCCTCCTCTCCGAAGCGGAGCTTGTTCACCATAGCGGTGAACCCGTCGTAGATGCGTTCTTCGCTGTAGTAGCTTGATTCACAGGCGTTTCGGTCATTTATATGTCGGCAGCAAGCCCATTTGACGGTTCCAGAAACGAGCCGTCTACGAAAATACGAGCCGCACTCAGAACACTGAATGCGGCTCGTAAGAGGATATATGTTTTGTGTTGCCACTTTTGAGAAGTTCTCCTGCCTTTTTTGCAGAAGCGCCTGAACTTTACCAAAGGTGTCCTGGTCGATCAGCGGCGCGTGAGTCCCTTTCGCATAGAACTGATCCTCCTGACCTCTGTTGGCGTATTGCCTAAACGGGACTGTCGTATCTCGGTAGGTTTTCTGATAGCGGCAATCGCCAATATATCTTTCGTTTCTTAAGATGTAAGCAACCTTTGCGGAGCGCCATGTTCCTTTACCTGTCTTAGTCTGGATGCGTCGGTTATTCAGCTCCCGAGCAATTTCGGTTGTGGAGCAACCGTTCAGATACATTCTGAAGATCGAGCGGACGATTTCAGCTTCCGGTTCGTACACTGTCAGTTCCTTGTTCATGAGGCGGAATCCGTATGGGGCGTTGCTGTCCACATACTCGCCGTCCTCCATGCGTTTTACGATGGAGAGACGCTGGTTCTGGGAGATCGCCTTGGATTCTTCCTGCGCGATAGCGGAGAAGGTGTTTAGGAGCATCTCGTCGCCAAGCGCCAGCGTGAAGATTCCTTCCTTTTCGAACTGAACGCCGATGCCGAGTAGCTTTAGCTTTCGGACATACACGAGGGACTCTTTCGCGTTTCTGGCGAACCGTGACACGGACTTCGTAATAATGAGGTCGATCTGGTGAAGCTCACACATACGGATCATCCGTTGGAACTCTGTGCGGTTCTCGGCGTTCATCCCTGAGAGTCCTTCATCTGCGAATATTTCCACCAGTTCCCAATCCCTGCGTTTCTGGATCATGCTGGTGTACACTCGAATCTGGTTCGCATAGGAGCTCTGCTGATCTGCCGAATTGGACGATACTCGACAATAAGCAGCGACTCTGGACTTAGCCATAGCCTGTCGTGTGATTGGCGATATCAGTCTTGCTTCGGGCATCAGCGGCAACTCCCTTTCTCAAAAGTGATTATGTTTTCGTGCTTTTTGTATATGTTTTGGTCTGTATCATAATGTGATACAGGCCTCCGGTTGGCCGGCAACACACAGTATACCGACACCTTTTCCGAATAGCTATACAAATATGAGGAAAAGAGAGAAAAGATTTAATCAGCTAAAACGATGTCCGCTCCGGTCAGTTTGAGATAGTAGTTTTTGGCTCGCAGGTATTCCTTCTGGGTGATGGAACCAAGGCCGAGCATCTCTTTCAAAACGCTTACAATGAAGAGATAGTTGGCGTTTTTGGTATTCAGATGCGATATCACAGCCTCACCACCTCCTACAACATCCTAATCCGGAACGCTTCTTCTTTTCCCAGTCGTTAGGATCATAGTCGGATTTGCAGTCGCTGTCGTAGTCCTCCGGCTCACAGTCACCCATATAGCATTCCACGCGTGCCCGTGCGGTTCTGCCTTCTTCCAGCTCATCCATGAACCTGTCCATGTCGTAGTCGCTTTTCATATTTTTTAAATTCAAAACGCCACGACCGGGAGCGCAGATCCTGATGCCTTTTTTGTCCAGGCAGGCCATGAGGTCAAAGGCAGAGAGAAGGCTGTCGCTGAGCTGGCCAAGGCTATTGACCACCAGAATGTCGAACGCGCCCTCATTCGCTGCCTGCAACATCTGCGAAACGCCATATCCACCACGACGGCGGTTAAAGTCGATAGAGACACCGGCGACTGCGAGATTCTGGGTGGCCGCAAAGGAGCGGAGCGTTTCCTCCAGTGAATTGTAGTAGGAATCAGGTGTGTGGGTTTTCCTTATGTATATCCATGCGCGCTTTTGGGCGGCAGAGCTCGCCTCGATGTGATTCTTCATTTTTCGTTCCTCCTCTTTTGTTTCATCGCTTAGTGGCACAAAAACGGAGACCCCCAGCCATAAGGGGTGGCGATCTCCGTGGCTTCTGACATTAAGCCATGGTGTTGCTATTGTCAGTCTGACTCTATTCGACACAATTTCCCGAGTCTTGGGCGACGACGAGAACAGCGGCTGGCGCCGCTTCACAGGATTCTA